TAAGATTTTGTGAGAATCCATCCTTTTCTCCTAGCGTTATAGAACACATAACCTAAACTTTCAGGTTTAGATCTGTTTTCGAAAACGTCAAGAATTGGGAACGGACTTATCTCAACATCCTTGTGAAACAATCTCTTAGCGAATTCATAGGTATCTAACGATATCAATGTTTTCGTTTTAGAAATTGTAACACCTAACTCCTCCAGTATGCTAACATAATATTTAGCTACTTTGGAACTACTAATCACGACGTCGTCACCTAAAACCATGTAACAATTGGTCTCAACTTCACCTGCTAATTCAATACAATATTGAATCAACACGTGATGGGTTAATGCGAAAGCAGCCCACGAGGAATAAGCACCCAGAGGTTGGCCTACTTGATAAGAGTAGGTTTTATCTTTGTGTGTAAATGGTTCTTGGGACAAGATGTAAGCCCATGAATCACTTCTTTCTTTGCCTACTAATTTCTCAATGATTAACTTCTGGATTGACAAGGGAAACCTGTCAGTTGCATTAGAAAGATCATATGAGTGGTAGCAGTCAACGAAAGTTATCCCCTGTGGATTTTGAGTAAAGGTCCTATCCTGTGGAATCTTACTGAGTATTTTCATCAAACACTCATGATAAGGTTTCAACACGGTCTGGGACCAATAATCGAATATAGCCACGACTCTGTTCTTATTCTCCTTATCGGGAATAATAGAGAGTTTCCGTATGAGACCTTTATCAGCATGGCTCTCACTATGTTTGTGAATTGCCAAAGGCGTTATCGCATCAACTTTCTCTCTGAATTCATCTACTCCCGAAGCTGTAATGATGTTCTCTAAAAGAGACTCATGACGTGTTTTAAGGATTGATAAATCTAGAAGGGAAGAGGCGAGCGCAAGACCATTTGGTCCAGACTTTGTTGAATAATGATACTTCTTCCATTCACACGAAGTGTAATAGGAATCCGTACCAAAGGAAACATCGAATTTAGAAATGAAGTCGATGAGTCCTTGTGGATCTGAACCTGTCCTCTGATCAATGATTGGAGAATAGTCTACCGTAACGGAGTCACCTACAATACCTCGTGTAACGGAGAGAGTGGTCGTTATACAACGGAGTATAGATGCATCTGAAGAAACAATTGATGAGCGAAAGCGATTTAATAGTTTTGGAAGACCGTCTTTACATAAGCCAATACGAATCTTGGAAACCTTGATAGGTTGCCCAGCTAAGTATCGGTGTAAGCAAAGACGTAACTCTTTAGTATAGAGGACAAGAGATACTTCTCCTTGATCTGATATATTAATAAGATGCTTCTGAAGATTCTGAAAATTGCGCAGACCTTGAGCGTTAACGTTCTCAAGCTGGTATAACAAGGTACAAATATTGAATAAAGATGAAATGTTTATTTTATCTTTCATATTGGAGTAGTAGATAAAGGGTATTGAGAAGGTACTAATCCCGTTAAGGGGGGTTCTTCCAAACATCTTCCTTCAGCACTAAAATGTTGGGG